CGGGTACCAACCCCCTAGGAATGTATAAATACATCCTAGTAATGAGAGTAAACTAAGCTTGCTGAATAACAGTACCAGAGTCACAGATCTGGAATCATGGATTCCAATCTTATGAAACCTGACTTAACCAATTTTCGGATAACTCCGAATCTTGATTGTGTCAGCTATTCGTGACTTACTCTTAGGATCCTTCTTCTTCACCACTCTAGTAAATTCTAGAAGTGATAAAGGAAGAGAATCAAGAACTTTTGATTCCTTCTTCTGAAGAGGGAGTTCGAATTGAGCTTTGAGCAATTCTGCCTCTTTAATAGAGGTCATGAACTGATCAAATTCTCAATCACGAACCTTCTCCATCCGGATTCTTCATAGATGTTGCACCGCGGGAGCAAAAGCCCCAAGGAGTAACATCGATAAAGAACTCGAATGAGGAAGACCTAATACATTTCGAGCCTGAGTCAGGGTTTGTCTAAACCCGTCATCAGATAGGGTTTTCCGACTTATTAACCCAGCCCTTTTCTTCCGAAGGAAGTCAAGGTACTGAATTTCTAAGCCGGCATCCAGACGGACTTCTTTTGAAGTCTGGTCTGTGCCCCTAAAATACCTCGAAATGTAACTAGATATGCTGTTAAGTGAAAGTCCATTTGAGACAAGACGCTTTGACTGTCAAGTCAACGTTTGTCCATCATGGAACCAAGGTATAACAGCCCTCCATCCTCCCCTATTAAATAGGACAGAGATAAAGAAGGCCACCATACCGGTATGATCCTGCAACGGTCGATCATCTCATGGAGCTTTTGCAAGCACTATGTTATAGAATCGTCCAAAGATTTTCTTACGCCGGGCAAGATAGTCAATAATGGCTAACTTACCAGGATAAGAATCTTGAGAAAGGAACATCTTTCAACTTAAAGGAGAACAGTCAATACCATCAACAGAGGTCCTTTTAGCAAACTCTACCACTTTGTGTGAAGAGTCTACTAAAGTTACCACTGATTTTGATTCGTTGACCGGAACTCCTAAAGCGGCCAAGACCTTAAGGTATCGAGAGGCCAGTCGTGGATCAAAGATGACTATATCGTCACCTAGGACCTCGTACCTTGTCTCTCAACCTTGTAGTCGAGAACCAATGGGATACTCAATCCTTGAACAATACTGCATAATCATATGATGAGTTATAGCAAGCATTGCCCAAGATGAGAGTGCTCCCATCGGTTGTCCGACTGAATAATAAAGACCCGATCCGACAGGTGTCGGAGGCAAGTCAAAATTATTCTTCGGAACAGCATACGGACGGGAAACCAATAGATGTTTCCAAG